CACCAACTTGGCGAGGGGAAAGTGAGCTGCGTTCGATAGATTTGTTCATATATCAGTCCTTATTAATCAGTGATACGGATAGCTGCTAAGCCAGTACCGCTAGTTGGGTAATTCCATACAACGCAGTTAGGAATCAAAGCGTTGCCAGTAGTAGCAGAGCTACCCGGAGCAACAGTGGAGAGAACGCCAGTGGTTGTGTTGTATTGAACCAAATCACCGATATTCGCAGCACCTACGAGAGTCACAACAATAGTACCCATAGTCATGAACTCGCCCTGAGTGTTAGGACCGAGGAACAAGGTTGGATCTAATGGAGCACCACCAACAGCACCGTAAGAAGCGTAGGATTTTGGGTTAACCAAAATACCAGCAAACAGAATGCCAGTACCTACCACGCCACCTTGAGTAGCAATGTTAGTAGAGTTGGATTTTGTAAACGCTAAACCGATAGTTCCACCAGTGGAATCAAGGGTCAAAGAATCTACACGTTGAGGACCGTCAACAATCAATTCACCGGGAACTCCAAATCCCAGATTGACGTTAACTGTGGATTGAAAAGTCGCAGCAGTCATGATTATTTACCTTCTAAAAAACGTTGAACGAAATTGCCCTTGCGAACTGCGGAATCCATTGCAGCACGACTAGGAACACCCTTGCCTTTTAGGAACGCTTCCAAAGCGACTACACGAGTCTCTTTAGGGGCTTCCAAGCCAAGCTTTTTGCAGCCATACTTAGCCATCTTGTCCAAGTCCATTTCGGCATGGTCAAACGCACCGATATGAGCTGACAACTGGTCGTATAGCTTAGATTTTTTAGCCAACTTAGCTTCGACAGTACGAGCAATAGCTGCTGCGTCCATACCTGCGCCACGTTGACCTTCTTTTTCTTCTTCTTTTTGACCGCCAACACCATACTCAGGACCTTCTTCGTCCATCATATCGCCCGGCTTTTCTTCGTCACCGTCAGGTTTTTCTGTGTCTTCGTCAGCAACGGCTTCTAAACCTGCTGAACCATAAGATTGACCTGTCAATTCTAAGATTTTTGCCAATTTTGGCATTACTTCTTCGAGGAACTTATGAGCTTCCTCAAGAGTAATTTCGGTCTTTTCGGACCCTACTTCTTTGTTTTCTTCAGCCATGTTTAAAAACTCCTTGTGATCTACTGTGAAAGTGAAATGGTCTAAAACTGCTACATCGGGACCCATGCGTCCATTCTCGACAAGGGCTAGATGATTGCCTCGAATATCCCGTTGCACATAATCATACTTTATTCCGTCATAAGTGCCGGGTGCGTATTCATATCTGCAACGGTATCCGCAGGACAATTCCTTTTTTCCATTGGCAATAAGATTAGCCATTGCCTCCGAAAATACTTTGATATTCCCTTTTAGGGTATCGCCATCGAAATAAACGTCCTGCCCGATAACGCCCTGTACGCCCTTTTGCTCTGAAGGAGTCAATCCTTCGTCTTCGCTTCCAAGCATAACGTGATTGTCAATCCAAGGGATCAATTTGAATGAATCTATACAGTCAGTGGAGCTAAGCTCCTCGGCTGGACGATAAACCATGTAAACCCTGTCTTGATCGCATTCAGGGGAAATTGATCTGCCTGAATAAGGGAATACCCCGACCATTGAAAGAGGGTTGTCTTTTACTTCAAACCATCCGTTTGTATCGTATTCACGTTTATCCATAGCAGAAGCGTTAGCTTCAGCAGCTTCCGCAATCTTTTCCTCGTCTCCGTCAATTTTCGGAAATATGGGCTCAGGAGCGTCCTCAATGGTTGCCCATACGAATTCGCTATGCTCATCATTGAGCTCAGGCTTAAATTCGCCATCATTGCAGCCAAATAGACGCACTTTGCCTTCTGAATAGATCAACTGAAGACCTGTCTCAGGGACGTGCATGATCTCCTCACGAGACTCACGAATTGCGCCTTCAATGGCTGATTCGCCTTCCTCAACATGACCACCGGGAAAACCCCAAGTATCGTCCTTGGTGCGCTTCATCCATAGGATCTTGTCATCGTCCGTATATACAATAAAAGCCACGATTTTTGAATCGGGCTCTTCTTTTAAATCCCGTTTATGGGATTGCTTCATTTCCTCGGTTTCCACCTCATCAACGCCATGAGACTTACGGGCATTGGAATAGGCAGCAGCCATAGCTTGCTTAGGATCATGCCCAGCTTTAATCATTTCACGAATATTTTCCTGAATGACCTCTTTTGAATAACCTTCTTTTAACGGCATTAGCAAATTCTCCCTGTCTGAGTAGGAATGTCTGTCACGTTCAATAAAACAGTGGCTTCCCTAGTGTTTCCCTCAGTTGTCGTAAATAATGCTCTTATTGTATAGAGTTGGTTGATTTGTGGGGCAGGAATTACGCCTTCTGAAATTTGAACTGAAATCACTTTGCCAGCAGCAGCAATTTGTTTATCAGGGAACGTGATTGGCTCAGGATTAATGGCTGGACCAATCATTACAAGACCGGGCTGATCCGCAGTCACCGAAGTAATACTGCTAATAGTCTCCAAAGTATCAAGAATATAGGTGCAATCAATATCGTAATAGATTGATTCGGAGGTCCGTTTTTCTAAAATGTAACTATTCATGAGCTTGCCAATAATCCTGTCTTGGTGAAACGTGCCAATAATCCTGTCTTTGAGCTACCTGCCAATTTGTCGGTCTTGGTGAGACGTGCCAAACTTTATCCGATCTTTGGAAAATAGGAGCGCAAATATAAACGTCTACTGCATTGCCCGATTCTACTACTGCGACTATGACATAGTTCTTTGCATTAGTCGAATCTTGAGCCAGCGCAGCTTCGTCAATGTTTAACGAAGCCAGCATTACCTGACTAATAATATCTTCAGCTAGTCCAGCTTCTGAAACATTGACCGGAGCGATCATATTTCCGACTACTAGATCCTGAGCATTTCCAGCTTCTGCCATTTGGACATAAGCCGTCATTGATTCTGTGGCAGCGTCCGAGGCTAATCCTGACTCAGCTACAGACAGCAACGCAATCATGTTTTGAGTTTCAACGTCTATTGCAGTTGCCGTCTCAATTACGGTCAAATAAGCCGTTACGTTTTGAGATACGCTATCTTGAGCATTGGCAGCTTCAGTCACTGTTACCGATGCAATCATGTTTTCAGACTGAACAGATTGAGCGTTTGCAGACTCAGATATGCTGATTGGAGCCGTCATATTCTCAGATTGGGCATCTAAGGCATTAGCGAGCTCATTTACGGAGATTGGAGCAGACATCGTTTCAGACTGCGTATTTGTAGCATTAGCAGCCTCCGAAATGATTACGGGAGCTGTCGCATTCTCAGAAACGGTATCTACCGCATTCCCAGCCTCTGATACTGTTGTCGCTGCAGTCATGTTTTCTGAAACAACGTCAACAGCATTCCCAGTCTCGGCTATTGCCACTGGAGCAGACATTGTTTCTGACTGAGAATCTGCTGCGTTTGCAGACTCATTAATAGTTACTGGAGAAGTTGTATTTTCAGATACTGTGTCAACTGCAGATCCTGATTCAGAGATTACTCCCTGAGCCGTCATGTTTTCTGAAACGGTATCCGTTGCAGATCCGGCTTCCACAATATTGATAGGAGCCGTCATGTTTTCTGAAACGGTATCGGCTGCATTGGCTGCTTCTGAAACCGTATTCGGAGCCGACATTGTTTCAGATTGAGAATCTACGGCATTGCCAGCTTCTGTTACTGTGACCGGAGTAGTTGTATTTTCACTTACCGTATCAACTGCAGAGGCAGCTTCACTTATCGCAGCCGTTGCAGTCATGTTTTCGGAAACGGTATCAACTGCCGATCCGGTCTCTGAGACCGTTACGGGAGCTGCCATAGTCTCAGATTGAGTATTCTGAGCGTTTGCAGCCTCTGTTATGTTTTGAGGGGCAGTTGTTGCTTGAGATACGGTATCAACAGCGTTGGCAGACTCAGCAACGGTTGAATAAACAAGAACCAGTACGGATTGAGAGTCTTGTGAATTCCCTGACTCAGAAATCGTGACCACATAGGTCGTAATCGTGCTGTATAGCCCCGATATTGGCGCACCCGAAAATGGATAGCTACCAAACAATTAAGCACCTACAGGACTGTTTAGGACCCACGAAAGTGTAGATTCATCCCAATAGTAAACCTTCCCATCATCGGGATAAGGGACTGGAGCTTGCCAAAGCCATGTTGGGGCAGATATTGTCCAGCTTGGGTATGGCTGCGGAGCGTAAAAGACATCATTTACTGAGTCATAGGTGTAACCAATACCAGCATAGTTTGCTCGAAGTGCGACACCACCATCCGGTTGACCGTTAGGACCGTAATGAATACCGCCTTTTGTGTTGTATGACGTTTGAAGCCAAGCACCCGGAGACGTATCAATAAAAGTGTTGAAAAAGCTGTCTTCTGCTGAAATCACATTTATGACAAGCCCATTCAAAACTTTAGCGTAATAACTCATTGCGATTCCTTAGAAAGTAATAGTGCCTGAGCCAGTAAAAGTAAATATGTAATTACCGCCAGTGTTGCTTTGTGAATATGTACCGGTAGCAGTTGCCAACTTATATGAGTTTGGATAAGAAATAATCACAACACCTGAACCGCCAGCTCCCGGACCCGGACTTGGATTTCGTCCACCACCACCGCCACCGCCAGTATTTGCAGCACCGTTAACGCCCGGAGATCCACTATAAGCTCCATAACCTCCACCACCATTACCACCAGCACCTGCACCGGGACCGGAACGATCAATGGTTGTATCGCCACCACCGCCACCGCCAGCGTAATATACAGACGAGCCGGAAATTGAATAAGCTAAACCAACACCGCCAGTTTCAGGAGAGGGACCTGAACCAGCACTACCAGCACCACCGCCACCACCGCAAGCACGAGGGTTATCTGTTGCGCCATAGGATCCACCACCGCCATTTCCTTGACCGGAAGTGCCTGATCCTCCACTTGGACCAGTGCTAATATAGTTCATTCCAGCACCACCACCTGATCCACCGTTTGATCCGGTTACGCCTTGAGCACCACCGCCACCACCACCGATTGCAGTCAATCCACCAAAAGATGAATTAGCACCGTTATTCTGTCCAGCAGCACCACCTGCACCTACGGTAACGGTATACGAGCTTTGTGGGATTACGCCTACAGAAGTGGAGTAGACAAGACCGCCAGCACCACCACCACCGCCACCACCCGAGCCACCACCGCCACCACCGCCAGCTACGATTAAAGCAGTGACAGCAGGAACTGACAAAGCAGACCAAATAGCAGGAGAAGACGGTCCTTGAGAAGTTAATACCTGTCCCGAAGTGCCTGTGCTTCCGTTTGCTGAAATTGCGCCAGTAAATAAAGGAGTAGCAATCGTTGGAGAAGTACCCAATACGCTTGCGCCTGATCCTGTTGTAGTTGTTGCCCCAGTACCGCCCTGAGAAATCGCCAAAGTGCCAGTTATATTTGCAGCAGTGCCAGTCGTGTTTTGATTCAGTGTAGGGATGTCAGCAGCTACGATTGCTCTAAATGTAGGAACTCCAGCAGATCCGTTAGGAGCAGCCAAAAAGGTATTTGCAGTTTGACTTGAAAAGTTTGATGGAGTAACCGCTAAAGTGCCACCTAGGGTCAAAGATCCCGATGTCGTAACGGTTCCGCTTAAAGTCAATCCTGATACAGTGCCAGTACCGCTTACGCTAGTGACTGTGCCAGTGTAATCAGTACCCCATGCAGGAACACCTCCGACCACTCTTAAAATTGTGCCTGTGGCTCCAATTCCTAGTTTTGACCAAGTATTTGTGGCAGATCCGTAAAGCAGATCGCCAATAGTGACTGTTGATTGACCTGTACCGCCATAAGTTGCGCCAATTAAACTACCTTGCCATACGCCAGTGCCGATTGTGCCAACAGAGGTAAGACTTGACGAAACGATTGCAGCAGGTAAAGCCGTTCCCGCCAAGTTAGCGGCAGGGAAGCCAGTTGTATTTGTAAGCGTACCGCTTGAAGGAGTGCCAAGAGCTCCGTTGAATGTAATAGGAGCACCTGCAGAGCCAATAGCGATAGCTAAAGCTGAAGCAACTCCAGTGCCTAGACCACTAATTGCAGTGCTAATCGGAACACCAGTAAAGTTAGTTCCGGTCAATGTTGGGGTGCTGCTCCAAGAAACTGCTCCAGTAGATCCTGCGCTAACTGGGACTTGACCAGCAGTTCCGTATCCAGTAGTCCCGCTTAATGCTGGAGTAGCTCCTAAATTAGTGGAAAACCCTAATGCTCCTGAAGCGTTGATAACGTGAGCAGATTGACCTGAAGATCCCCAAGCAAAATATGATTTAAAACCATTGCCCGAGCCAAAAGTTATATCCCCATCATGACCGGAAAAATAAATTCCGTTATTGATAGAGTAAAAATCTGTGGGAGTTCCTGAACTATATACCGATGAGTTCATTCCAAACTCACCGTAATAACTTGAATCAGTTCCTAAGTCATTGCTTAAAACGTAATTAGCTGAAGCTCCAGCAGTTCCGCTTTTGTTTTGCAAAAGAGACTGAAGATAACTTCCTGAAACACTTGCGCCAACAGAAAAGCCAGTGTTTGACGCATTAAAACTAAGATTTGGAGTCGTGTTAGTTGTTGAAGTTGTCAACAATACTGGGACAGATACGGTCCCAGTTGAATCTTGAAATACTGCTTTATTAGCTGGGTAATCGACCCATACGTCCTGCGTACCACTGGAAAAGTTCACCAATGATCCAGCGTTGGACGAGGACAGCACTGTAGTTCGAGCAAGCGTAGTGCCTCCCGAGCCAACAGTGCCATAACCTACCTCCCAGTTTGCGCCCGACTGATCGGCAATAACATAATAAGTCGTGTTATTTGCCCCTACCCCTGCGGAGAAGGTTTGATAGCCAAGGGCTGCACCTGCGAGAGTTGCCGTACCCGTACCGGGAGAGATTGTGGTCTCTCGTACCCGGTTAACTAATAAAAATGTCATGATTAGACGGCAGCGATTTCAGTTTCTTTGAAATAACGCTTTTGGTCTTCACCGTCTGCGTCTTTGTAGGCTACCAAGAAAACGATTTCGCCAGTGTTTTCGTCAAAAGCAAATTTTTCAACAGTCCCAGTAATAGGAGCTGCAATGATTTGAGATACTTCTTGACCTTGTGTAAATTTAGGCATGATTTATTCCTTAGAGGCTTAGTGAGTAAGTAACTTGAACAACGTTACCGCTATTAACAGGCTGATTACCGCCAGTGAATGCGCCAGCAGACAACAAAGTACCTGCAGTGCTCATCAATGTAGTAACTGCGCCAGTGCCGTAAGTAATAAACGCACCGACCAAAGTACCTGCGCCAGTCATTGTGAAGCTAGTTGGTGTTGAAGTGGAGATTGCGCCAGCAGAAGCAGTGCCGAATGCAGGAGCAACACGAGCTGCAAAAGTAGGTGCGTTAGTGGAGCCAGCCTCTGTCCAGCCAGTATGAGAAGCCATTGTGTCGGCTGCTGAAACGGCAGTGTAAGAAACGCTGGAGATCAAGCCCATATATGGACCTGTTACGGTGTAAGCTGAGCCAGTCAAAGCTGTCTGCAGCATCAAGTTTTTACCAAGGGTACAAACTACGTTATCGATTTTGTCTTCCCATAGGAGAGGACCGCCTTCGTATTCATAGCAACGGAATGTATATACACCCTCTGCTTGGCACGATTCGCCCATACTCGCCAAAGAAGCGAGGGAAGCGTTTGCTGATTCAACAGCGTTCATTTTTTCATTCATGTTAATTCCTTATTCGTCTAAATCAAAGTTGATGACTGGTTTGCAAATACAACGGCAATTTGGTAAATCACCGGGTAATCCCCGCACTTCTTCCCCGTACATTACCCCAA